GGCGAGACGCCAGTCAGGTGCAGCCACTTCCTCCAGCGCGTCGAGGGCGCTCTCGTAGCACTTCATCTTGTACAGCTCGTAGCCGCGCACCGCGGGGCTGACAACCTGCTGACCAAACGAAGAGCGGTACTCGAAGGTACGTAACTCCTCACCGTTCTCCACCTGGAGGCACATGCCCTCGCAGTCGGCCAGCAATAGCACGGCATCCATCGTGTTCTGCGCGATGGGGCGAGCGTGCACCTGCTCCGTGGTGTACGGGTTGTATACGTGCCCGTGGACGTACTCACCCTGCCTGAACTTCAGCCAGAACGGGTTGTCTGTGTAGACGTGGTAGTTGTTCGACTGCTGCACGTAGAAGCCGCGCTCGAGCTTGGCGTAGATGGCGATGAACTCCTGCAGCATGCTGAACTGCACTGCGTTGGCACCGTAGGCACCCCAGATGGCGTCGTTGCTGCGATTACACACGGTCATGTTCAGACGGCCGTTGACCACGTCCAGCATGATCAGATCGTTGCACGGCATGTCCTTGGTGTTGGTGCCCATGTCCATCTGCGGGTGCCAGATACTCAGCACGCACTGGCGCGTGTCTGGCTTGGATACCAGCATCTCGATGGCCTTGATGATCTGGTCAAAGCCGAACGCCCTGCGCAGACGATGACCGTAAGCGCCGTGGAAGGTCACACCGTTGTCACTGAACCGCTCGATGTTGCCCAGGAACATGCGTGGCAGATCGATGCGGTTGGAGCCACCCAGAATCCACAACGACTCAATCAGGTGGAAGAACGGATTGGCATCACGGATGCTGTCGAACAGCACTCGCTCCTCAGGGCGCTCGTAGATAGTGGAGACAGGGCCGTTGACGCGCAAGGTGTGCAGGCCCCGCGACTCTGCTGGGTTGCCGTATTTGCTGAGCATCTGCAGACCAAGCGGGAGCGCCTCGTTCACGTTGCGAACCCGCAGGCTTGCGCCGAATTGGGTAGTCATGTTGTTCCTTTCAGGATAGTAGTTCATCAACGCTGGGTTCATGGAGCCCCAGCAGCTCAAGCGCAGTGGTGTACGCCTGACGGTATTGTAGGCGTTGAACGTTCAACCCTGCTCGTTCAAGACGCGCTGCCCAGCTCTGGGCGCTTGCTTGCTTGCGGTACAGATTCTTCGGGTCGTAGGGCTTCGTGGTGCCTTTGGTGGCCCGACGCTTCAACACGTTCTTGATACAGACGGTATCAGGGGTGTCCAACAGAATGAACACCGCGTGGTCGAAGTAACTGGCGAACTTGACGCACGTGTCCTGTCCTGGTGTGACCAGTCCTTCAGCGAACACACTGCGCCCGAAGGCAACCTGCTCCTGGAGAACTTGGTGCAGGTCAGCATACGGCTGGAAGCCGTCTACGCCTCCGCAAGCGGTGCCGTACTTGCCAGCCAAAACCATGTCAGCGGTGCCCGTGTGTGTCCAGGTAGCCTTGGGACTACCCAGCAGCTTGGACACGCCTTGCGCACCCCCAGCAGCAGCCAGCACCGCACGGGCTAGCGTGCTCTTGCCTGACCCATTGGTGCCATGGACGTAGACGAGCGTGGTCATCGTTTGCACCCACCACGGAACATCTTACGGATGAAGTCGAGTACGTGTTTCACAGGTGCTCTCCCATTTCAGCCAGCCGTTCGGGTGTCCAGACGCCACCAGCATACAGACCCTCCAACAACACGTCAGCCGTCTTGGTTTCGGCACGCATGGCATCCAGCCGCTTCCACGCCTTGGCACTACGGAAGCCGAACTTGTAGTCTCCGACGACGTGTTGCTTGAACACACAGCATATGGTCTCAGCTTCTTGCAGAGCCAGCTTGCGGCCTTCCTTCACCGGGTAGTCGAGCTTGGCAACGTGCGCAGTGACTACGCCCATGATGTGCTCGAGTGTGAACAGGTTCTCTAGGTCGCCTATCATGTCGGCTCCCTGCTTCGGCACCTTCGGCATGTACTTCTCGCAGCCGACGAAGTCCACTGGCTTGCCCATCACTGTGTCTTGGATGTCGGCCAGCTTCCAGTAAAAGTAGTCGCCCATCTGTGCCATGTGCTGCATGTTCTTCCGCACCTGTAGGTACGACGATGCGAAGCATGCCTCCACCATCGCTTCGGGCTTGGGGTACAGCGACTGCCATTGATCCAGTGCCTTGAGGCCAGCCTGCCCACGGAAGTGCCGACGCTCGGACGCACGCTTGGCATGCGGATACACGTAGCGCAGGAACTCGTAGAACTTCGCACCCTGGAAGTCACTGGCCCGTGCTGCGAGGCCGGGATTGTAGAACGTGCACCACGCCAGCACGTAGCGCAGCTTCTGCGCAAGTGGCAGATCAGCGCGTCGGAGCAGCATGTAGCCGGGGTCGGCGTCCTCCAGCTTGAACATCAACGTGGCGAACTTGCGCCAGTCACGGGTGTGGTCTGTTGCGACCAGTTGCTTCACGTTCACAGGGTTCTCCTTGGTTGCGGATACCATTGGTATCACGGGGTACATTGTCTTGGGCTACCACAGATTCAAGAGTCGTGAAGCGGTGTGTGTTGGCACACTCACGTCGCCGGAGGGTTCCGTTGCGTGTACTCAACACGCGGCTCCAGGCACCGCAGGTAGGGCACTTCATGCCAGCAGCTCCTGTACGTCACGGTACTCCTTGAGCATCTTGAACACTGCACGTTCGTCCGCATGGCGAGCACGCTGCGTCTGCAGCATGACCTCGTCCACGGTGTCACGCGCGATGATGTGCTTGACCATCACGTGGTCGCGCCCCATGCCAATCTGCCGAGCTGCTCCGATGCGCTCAATCACCTGAGCGTAGTACTCACGACCCCAGAGCATGCTGTAGAAGACGATGGTGTTGCCACCCACTTGCAGGTTCAGTCCGTGGCCTGCACCTTGCGGATGCACCAGCATGATCGGATGCTTACCCGCGTTCCATTCGTCCTGCAGCTTGGCGAGTGCTCGCTCGTTCTTGCAGTCGGCGATCGCGGGTGCCTTGGGGTACAGCGCCTTCAGGCGGGCAAGGTCAGGCTTGAACCAGTAGGCCACGAGGATGTTGCCACCCGTGCCTTCGACTACTTCTTGCAGCGCCTCCAGCTTGGAATCGTGTACAGCTTGCCACGTCTTCACGCCTGTGTCGTCTTCCAGGTAGATGAACCCGTTGGCGAGCTGCCAGCATTTGGACGACAGCGATGCAGCGCTCAGTGCTTCCGTGCTGCCCAGCTCCATCTCAAGGAACATCTCAAGCTCGAGCTTCTGGTAGACCTTGCGGGCTGCTGGTGGAAGGTCAACGTAGATCTCTTGCTTGATGGTGGGCGGCAGCTCCAGCCAGTCCTCCGCACGCATGGTCAGTATGAGTGGGCTGATCAGCTCGGTGATCTTCTGCTCTGCGTCCTCGTCCGGCTTGTATCCGTAGCCCTTGAAGCCACCCGGTGTGAAGAACCGTGTGCGGTAGCGCTCCACCTGAGCACCAAGACGCTGGCCTTCGTCAAGGATGAACACCTGCGCCCACAGATCCAGCAGACCCTTGGGTGCAGGCGTGCCAGTCAGAATGACCCTACGGTCGAACCGCTTGATCTGGTAACGCAGCGACGAGAACCGCTTGCTCTTGGGTGTCTTGAACAGGCTGGACTCGTCGATCACCAGCGCATCGTAGGGCCAGCCGTTCTTACGTGCCCTGCTGCGCAGTACGTTGAGCAGCCAACGCAGGTTGTCCACGTTGATGATATGGACCTGTGCTTGGCTGTTAAGGGCCAGCAGCCGCTGACGCTCGTTGCCTGTCAGCATCTTGAACGTCAGGTGCTTGGTGTGCTGCCACTTCCGTGCCTCTTGTCGCCAGACGCCCTGTGCGGGGCGCAGCGGGGCCACCAGTAGCACACGGTTGACCATGCCCTTGCTGAGCAGGTCAGACATAGCCGTGAGTGTACTGATGGTCTTACCCAGCCCCATGTCCAGGAACAGGCCAGCGCGACGGTTGCGCTTAACGAACTCTACGGCTCGTCGTTGGTAGTTGCGGAGATCAGTTCGTTGCAGCATGGTTCTTCAGCGTTTCTTCAACAAGTGCCTTAGTGTGGCACACGTAGACCGTGAACCCTAGTCTCCGGAGCTTGGCGTGCCAGCGCAGTTGGAGGGGTTCGTACTTGCCACCCACGGGACGCTTCAGCTCGTAGAACAGGATGATGCCTCCGGGCAGCAGCACCATACGATCTGGGATGCCAGCGTACCCGAATGGATTGAGCTTGATGCACAGGCCACCCAGCGCCTTGACCAGCCTGCGCAGATGGTTCTCGACCACGTCTTCGGTAGTCAACCTTTCTCTGTTCATATCGTACATCCTTCGTGCAGTTCGCGCTTCGCTTCCAGGTAACGGGCATGCGCTTCTTCAGCAGTACGGAAGCTTCCAAGATATATTGGGTTCGACTTCTTTACCCGGATCTGCGCTCGCCAACGCTGGGTTTTCTCATGCCACGTCGCACCAAGCAACCCGCTTCTGTTGTCGCATCTGGCGCGTAGCAGGTTCTGCGTGTTGACCAGTGTGGACACTGCTCGAAGATTACCCCAACGGTTGTCGTCGCGCATCCCATTGATGTGATCTACATCCTCTGCAGGCCACGCACCAGTCATGAACAGAAAAGCCAGTCGGTGTGCTGCCACCAGCTTGCCTTCAAATCGCAGACGCACGTACCCACTCTTCTGAATCTGCCCAACGACAGCACCGTTGCGTGTAAACAGCCCAGTCAATGAGTCGTAGATCAACCCTTTTCGTAACGTTCGCATATGAATCCCTTGGCTGCGAGCGGAATGCCATGGCCCCAACGACCCTTCTCTGCGATCACGCAGACGAGGCGCTCAAGCTCCTTGATGTTGCTGGTGCCCTTCTTCCGTAGAGACAGCAGCTCGTCATGCACCGTACCGAACACCGGATACCCGTTGGTATCGGCGCTCAGCATGCCTTCCTGCATGATGTCGAAGGCGATGGCCTGCACAATGTTCTCGATGAGCTTGCCACCGTAGGTCTTCTCACGTACGAACTGGCCCTTGATCTCAGTGCGGAAGCTAAGCTCGTACGCGGGCTTGCCCCAGCGCTCTACGGGCACTGCCTTGGCATACGGGTAGCGTACCTCACGGCCGGAGGGCAGTTGGATGCAGAGCCAATGCTCGCGCATGTAGAACTTGCACTTGAGACCTTCGTACGTGCGACCAGGGTTGCGGAGGGCACATGCCACCAGTCGCTCCACCGTGCCCCAGCTTGCCTTGATGGCAGGGTGTCCCTCACGATACACGGTGACGGCTTGCTTGGCGAACTCTTCTGTGATGGTGACGCCAGCGTTGGCGGCGTAGTCGACGAACTTGGCACCCCCGAGCTGATACCCGCAACCCAGCACCAAGTTCTTGGCGATGCGTCGTTGCTCGTCGGTCACGTCGTCCAAGCTCTTGAGCTTGAACAGCTTGACAGCCATCAGCTTGTAGACGTCCACGCCCTCGAAGTACGCCTTGAGCATGTGCTCTTCGCCAGCGATCCAAGCCAGCACGCGAGCCTCAATCGCCGTGTAGTCGACCACGGCCATTTCCCAGCCCTCTGGCGCACGGATGAACCCCCGCATGCACTGGCTGATGACGTCGATTGGACGGTCGAACAACAACGTGAACAGCTCTGGGTCTTCGTACTCCAGCAGCGCGAACACCAACTCACGCTGATGCGTCTTGAGCATGCCCCGGATGAAGTTGTGCGGCTGCACTAATCGACCAGCGTAGCGACCCGTGTGCGCACCGTGGTAGAGGAACCCACCCTGCACGACCCAGTCTTCTGGGTCAGCGCAAGCCATCATGCTGATGAGTTTCTTCGTGCTGGCCTTGCCTGCCTCAACACGCAGCTCCAGCAGAGCACGGGTCGTGTCGTCTAGGTCAGTGTTCTTCAGTGCCTGACGCACTGTCTCGGCACGCATGTTCTCCAGCTCGATGCCACGCTCTGCGAACATGTCAAGCATCTTGGCTACCTGAGTAGCCTTCAGCCCGCCTGTGAGCTTGGATACCCGTTGCGCCACGTCGGCTTCCAACGCACGTACCACGTTCAGCGCCTTGCGCACCAGTGGCAAGTCGATGGGCAAGCCACGGTCGTTCATGGCCATGTCCAGCAAGAACATCCGTCGCTGGCGAGGTATCAAATCCGGCAACGTTTCGTCCAGCTCCACTTCGCCCAGCACGTCAGTCGCACAGTACTCACTGAACCGCTTGAAGCGCTCAGGGTCGTC